TTTTAGGATCACCAAAAGGTGTTCCCGACATGTTTTACTTGCCTTTATTCAATTGGTCAATTAACTTAAATGTTTCGAAACTACGAATTCCCGAGACATTCTCTCCATAAGTCCAATTTCTAAACGTCAAGTCTTTTCCGTCTTTCTCAGCCATACGCCTGATGTATGAAGCTAAGCCATGATCGCTAAATGAAAGATTATATTTGTCGAGCGACCATATATACTCGACCAGATTATTGAAAAGTGGGTGGTGTTTACATTGCTCTAAAATAGAGATCGTTCTTATGCTAAAATAATCAGAACCTTTTAACCCATCTGTATCAGAGAAATCAGTAAATCTTTCTAGGTGTAACACTCTGTTTAAAGCTCTGTAAACAGGATATATACCTGTGATAATTCCTTTCGAATCTCTATAATCAACATGGAAGAGCTGCTGAAGATAGATAGCCCAATCCTTTGAGACATAGCTTTTGGTCTCATTCACCTTAAGTCCATAAGATTTAAAATGTCTAAATACAGGATCACCAGAGGTTACGGAATATGCGCCATCGTCGCCTTGTATTTGACAAAGTTCGAGAAGTCTAATATCCTTACATTCTTGGGCAACTCCAAATTGTACGATAGAGTCAACTTCGTTAGTGAATGTTGAGCCACTCGGAATACCGTGTGGTCCAGTCAAAACACCTTTTGGAGTGATAATGGGTACATTAATAAAATTGTAACAAATTTGATCTAAGTACCCTGAATACTTAGTTTGAAATAGCAACTTAATAGACTCAAACGCTGGTTTTATTAAATGCTCCTTCACACTATTATCATAGGAGGAAAAGTCAATGGACATAATTTGATTTCCTTCTGAAATGGAACTATCAATTAATTTTGTTAATTTGGTTAAAACTTCCATATTTTCCATAAGATTATCAATATTTAATTGAGCCTCGACCAAAAATCCAACGAATACGATATCGATTCTGTTATCAACTACAACTTGAGCTTTGTTGTTAACTCCATTTAAAGCCATAGCTACAATTGTATTTTGAGCATCAGTTAACAAATTGTCTGATGATTTTAAATAACTTTTGAAAACTTCGATTTGACCAGTTGGTGAATCAGAATTATCATTCTTAATGTCGAAATAATTGGTTGGTTTCTTGACATGTTTCATCATGAAATCTTCAAACTTCTTGA